CATATATTTCACCTCTTTTTTTCTATAGAAATAAAAGGCGTGTTTCCTCGTCTATAATTATAACAGCCTTTTTAGGATTTATGCCAGTCGTAATCTATGATTATCTTGTTACCTGCGTAGGTTCTGGCAGTTCCAAAGTCAACGAGGTCTCTGGTTTCTTCCAGTTGATAGACCCTAATTCTGTGGAAAAATATATTTGGTAGTGGGTTCCCTGCATCGTCCTTTAATGGATTGCCCGAAGATTGCTTATTTTGTATCCAAGTATTTATTTCTTGTGCTGATTCATCTTCATTATCTAATAAGTCCTGAACCTTTTGTGCAATTTCTATCATGAATGGTGCTGGGTTGCTACCTGTTGCATAAAAATAGTATAGTAGTTGTTCTGATTTAATATGTGGAAATGGTGTTCTTCTCATTTTAAACATTCTGTCATAGACAACAAACTGTCCATTGCCATTTGGAAATGTAGTCATTAGATCTTCTAAATTTGTTGGCATTGTTGGAAAAAATGGAATTGTTGCATCTCCTTCAAATCCATCCATTGGATTACCTGAAAAATATTCTGAAATTTTATCTTGCATATATGCATTTATAAATATTGGTGGATAATAAATAGCCATTATGCACCAACTCCTACATTAGCGATCCATCTGTGTCCTGTTTCAATACCCTTAGATCTACCCGCTCTTTTGCCAGCAGGAAGATTCTTTTTATATGCTATTGGATTTTCTAAATATTTAGCAACTCCACTGACTCTCAAAAATGCCTGTGTAAAAAATCTATTAAAAAACTCATCAAATGTTTTTTCAAAACCACCCTGTACATTGTCTCCGCCAGGATTACTTATTTTTATTGGTCCTTGTGTAAAGACTTCTTCTCCGTTATCATTGAACGCTAAAACTTGAGCCTGTCTTGGTCTAATAACTACTGGAATTCCTGCTTCCATAATTCTTGCTTTATCATAAAATGGAACACGAGATCCACTTTTAATAGATCTTGATTGTGAAAATGTTGACTTAAAAGAAAGACCCAAACCACTAACAGTATAATTTATATCAAACAATCTAGCATTTGGACTTCCAGTTTGATCCCACTCATAAACATGGTGCAAGATTCCAGGATTTACTCTTGCACTTGAATCTATATATTCCTTCATTAATTCTACAGTTTCTAATCCAATAATCTTTAGAAAGTCTGTCTTTCCTTTTTTAACCCCGTCTAAAAATCCAATAGAATAATCTATGATATTCTTCATATCTTTTTTAAACATCTTATTATCAAATGTTATTCTCATACATCTACCGCCTGATTTTCTGATCTACGGATTACTAACTTATAATACTCTATATTTCCGAATGGGCCAGTAAAAGGATCTTGTGTTGCTATTTCAAAAATAGTAGACTTGCCTGCACGTGGCCCAGATGTTTCTGTATAAATTTCGTTACAATTTTTATCACGAATATTAGTAATAATAACATTTGTAATTGAGTTTCTAGCGTCTAAACTTGACATGCGTATATCTGTTTTTGCTCTTCCAAGTAAAAGTTTATCCTGTGTTATGTTTATATTTGGCATAACCTCTTCTTTAAATGCTGTGCCTGCTGCATTAAATGAACATGCAATTGTACGATCTAAAACCCAAGTCTTTTTGACATTTCCATATGCGCCTTGCTCGACTATTGGATGGTATACGTCAGCAAGCATTGGGAAGGCGAAGTCTGGTGTTTCGCATATTACCATTACAACACCCCGATATATTTAATAGACTTTTCATACTTAGAAAGTATCTTGTCTACGATTAGGTTCCCTGTTCCACTAAACATTGATTTATCAAATTGTATTCTAAATTGATCTGTATTGTATGCAGCAATATATCTTTTATAATAATCCAACTTGCCACATTCTATATCATGAATCAATAGTTCTGCTGCTCTTGTAATATCAGATGGCAGCGATGGGTATCCAGTTGCAACAATTAATTTATAATCCCAACCTTTTGGAAATCCTCTTGGAGCATAATTAAATTCTACAATATCTGTTGGAGATGAAGGGAGAATAATTCTTGCAGATTCATCACGATTTACTGCTTCGGACGATGCCATAGTTATGGCAGTCTTGTCATCAGTCAGTATGTATTCTACTGCATAATCATCTGGATTATCTGCATCCCAAACCAAAATATTGTTTTCATAAACCTTTAATACTTTGTGCACTTCTTTCCAAACAGGAATATAGTCTAAACCTAAACCTGTTGTTTCAATAACTTCTTTTTTATAATAAAATTCTTCACTGTCTGCATCTATAATTGCTCTTGCTAATTCTTCATTTGAAGCATACTCAGATATTTCTGATGCAACAGTTCCATGATTGTTTGGATTTGAATAGGGTCTTCTCAATTCATAAAAATATGAATTACCATCAATTACTAATTCATAGTCATTATCGTAGATAGATGGTAGATTTATTGTAACTTTAGACGATGCATTTGATGTTACCGCCCCATTTATTTCTGATGAGTCCGCCAAATCAATAACTGTATAATCATATTCTGTTGATGCATTTGATACATCTACAGATACAGTTATTGGAAATGGCGGAACTCTCAAAATTTCCATTATTACTTACCAAATTCCTTTGCGACTTCTTCTGGTGTAGCAATACGGCAATGATCACGTGTTAGCCATTTATCGGCAGCATTTTTTTCTACAATGTTATAGCCACGATAAACTTTTCCAACACCGTTCCATGTTACGTTTTTGGTTGAATAAATAGCAACAGTTTCTGCCTTTTTAGCAGCAGATTTCTTAGCAGCAGACTTCTTAGGTTCTGGCTTGAAAACAGTTGCGCCAATAACTCCATTTTCTACAATCCCCATTGCTGGAACTTCTGAACTAGCAAATGATGGGGCTATAATTACATTCTCTGCTGGAATAATAGCCTCTCCTTCAGCAAGTGCTGCTGGAAGTTCTACTGGAGCAACTGGGGCCTCATATACTGGTGCAGGAACTTCTTCTGGTAGTTCTGGTGCCACATATGGTGCGATTTCTGCTTCTGGTGCTGTATATTCTACTGAACCATTATTGTTTTCTTCTGACATTTATATACCTCCTGTATGTCTATTATAACAGAATACTAAAAGTAAGAGGGGGAGGAGATATAACCCCTGCCCCCTCTCAAAAGGTACTGACTACAGATTATGCATCTGCTGCAGCATCTGCCCACGCAATTGCGTCTTCTTCTTCCCATTGAATACCGAAGCGGACGAATACTGTGTATTCAATTGTGTCCTTCTTCGCAACGTATTCACGGTTGACGACGATATCACGCTGGAAGCCCCAAACACGGTTCTGTGGGAATGTCAAATCGACATATCCTGCAGGGTAGTAAGGAACTTCTTGTACATCAATTCCGAGTACACGAGTTGTACGTGCTCCACCGAATGTCTGTGCGCCACCATCAAGGTATGCTTGACGGTTTGCAGAAGTACCAGCGACACGGCCAGCAAATGCTTCTGCTACTGCATCAGCAAGTGTTCCGTTGTTCTTGACAATACCTGCGAATGCGTCTGTACCTGCGTAGAACTTAAGATTGTTCTTAAGTGCACGATACTTACGTGGCATTGCAAGGATAATGTTTTGCATAACTTCTGGTGTCCATGCATTGTCTGTAACTGTAACTACAGACTCATGGGAATCTCCATTATCCTTGTGCTTCTTGATGAAGCCAGGCATAATTGAGAGGAAGTCACCTGTTGCGCCATCGCCATTAATAGCGAGGTCTTCAATATCGTTAGCGAATGCGTTAGTCATCAATCTAACAAGATGATCTTCTAATGCAGCCCCCTCGACATTGTCTTCAAGTGCTTCTGCTGAAACTTCCCAATCAAGGCGAAGTTTCTTTGTTGTTAATTCGACCTTAGAGAAGGTTGCGCCTGTGTTAGTATAGTTACCAACTGCTTGTGCAGCAGCACGGATTACACGTTCACCTACGTTGATCTTCTCCAATTCCATGGTGTTTGCTCTCATGGTCACACGACGACCATCCTGGGCGAGAACGGTTGCATCCCACACATAGTCAATAAAACGTTGTGCTTGTTCAGGACGTAGAATTCCGCTTGCAGCATCACCCGAAGGGTTTACGGCATTAGGACCAGATGTTACACCAAAGTTAGCGTTAGGAATGTTGCCAAGTGTACTTGCACCTGGATCTGTTACACCACCAACACCACCTGAAGCGAAAGCACCCTGACCTTGATAAAGACCTGGATTAGTTCCGCCTAGTTCGCCAGATTGTCCTGGCTGGTTTTTCTTAATCTCTTCCGACATATTGTCACCTCCTAAGTGATTTAACCTATTTAAATAAGTCGGCTGTTTTGAGGAAACGTCCGCCCCATAGGGATTTTTCAGATTTTTCCATCTGAAGTTCCTGCACGATCTCGCCTAGATCGCCAGACTTTCGGAAAGCGGTATCTGCTTCTACAGCGTCGACTCTCTTTCCAAACTCATTAAAACGTTCATTTGTTGCAGCAATGTCTTTGGCGACTGCTTCAAGTGAATTTTTTACTGCATCTGTATCAACCTTGCTGGACTTAAGCATTTCTACTTCTGCCTGCAAAGACTTTACAGTTTCTACTAAATCGCTAAAGGCTGATGTAATAGTATTCTTGATTTCTGCAATTGACTCTGCAACTACATCATCTGATTTAGATACTTCTGAAGTTTCTTCTACTGTTTCTGCTGCAACTGTCTCTTCAGACTTTGCAACTTCTTCTGCTACTGTGGCTTCTTCAGCCTTAGCAACATCTTCTGTTGCTGGAGTCTCATCTGACTTTTCAGCAACTTCTGCAACAGGAGCCTCTACTACGGCATCTGCCTCTGGAGCGATTTCTTCTGACTTTGTAACCTCTGTTGTTTCTTCAACAACTGTTGTTTCTTCTGTCATAGGATTTACCTCCTTGTTGATCTTAGAAGTATTAATGCCTTTAGCACTATCAACTAAGAATTTGACCATATCTATCTTTTCGTTGTCGTTTTTTTCAACGAAACCTATATTTTTCATTGGGCTTCCATTTGTTGGACTTAGTACTGACTCTTCTTCAGATACCATTACTATTCCAGATTCTTCATCATAAAAAACATTTTCAAGTGCAACATCTACACCCTTAACAACAGCAACACCATCTACTTTTTCTACTTGCATAATATTTGCAAACTGATTTGCTGGTGAATCTACTAATGATAATTCAACAAGATCATAATCTTTAATAATTCTAATTGTGGAATCTGACTTCTCATCATATCCGTCATCCCACTTATTCATACGGCCACCGATTGAAAATCCTGTATATGTTCCGTCCAAAACTTTTTCCCATGCATCTTGTGCACCTTTAGAAACATATGCAGAAACAAAAACACCGTTATAAAACTTTTTTGTATTTGGATCAAAATATTTATCTTGTTTAAATGAAACCATTTTTCCAACTGCTGACGGCTGATGCATTTCACGAATGTTTCCACGGAATGCAGAGAACGCTTTCATTGATGCTTCTGCTGTAACTATATC